TATTATAGGTGTAGCTGGTGCCGGGTACCTGCCCATTTTTTAGCAGTTTTCCAGTTGTTCCATCGTACAGCGCAACCGCGCCGTCTGTGGCAGTAGCTGGCCCAACCACGTTACCTACAGACACCCCACCGATAGTTGAGCCTGCGGTAAAATCCCAGCACCCGGTGTTTATATCAACAGTCGTAGTGGCAATTAGCGTGCCGGTTGTCTTGTCGTAAGACCGGAAAAGTGTGGTGTTGGAGGTATCATCCACCAGCATCCCGAACCAGTTAAACCCGTTCTTTTTAACCAGTACACCAGCCTGCCCACCGTCAGCGTTCATGTTCTCAATCAACTGTGGACTACCACCTGTTATGGTGGCGTTGTTGATGAGTGAGGGTGATGTGCCGGTTATCACAGGTACCCACGTGTTCTGATACCGTCCGTAAGTGTTGGCGTTGTTTGGTGCGTCAGCCAGTGACTGCGCAGACCCAAACAGGTACTGCGTGCTGGAGGGTGAGACGAATCCGAACGTGTCCGGTGTGGTCAATGTTACCGTAGTACCCACAATAATCTCGGAGATAAGCACCGCACCTGCCAGAAGCGCAGGGAGTTGGTACTTGCTGCGCTCCAGATCAAGCTGGCTGCTGGCATTCGCCACTGCGTTAGCGACGTTCGCAGTTGCACCTGCGATGTTAGTGAACGCTGTCTGCCCCAGCACAAGATAATAACGCCCAGCCAGCCAGTACAGGCGGTGTACTACCGCAGAGTTAGCTGGGATAGCCACGTTAGCAGCACTACTAGCACCTGGGTTATAGAACGCAGGCACTGTGGTCGTAGCGGTTTGTGCGGTGTTAGCACCACCTACAGCCACGTAGACAGGGCTAAAAGTTACTGGTGAGGCAGATGCTGCCAGTGTGTAGTAGTTGGGGTTATCTACGTTATTAGCGTTCAACCCCGCCTGAAAAACTACGCCCTGGCTCACTGCGATTGTGGTCGCGCTGACCGCAGTCACCTTACCACCACTCACAAGTCGATTACCCAGCAAGTAGTTGGTGTCGCGCATCAGATACCCGTCGTCACCGAGGATCGCTGGGCGGTTACTCAGCCCTGTAGCCAGACCACCTGTATGCTCAACAGTGCAGAGGTAGATATTGTCGCGCAGTATCTCAGGCGCGACTTGCGTAGGAACCTGTAAAACAGTGCCAGCGCTGGTCATCAGCAGCGCCGTAGACCATGCAGTGGTCAAGTACTGCAGCGCGACAACCTGCTCGTCCCATGATACCTGCGTCACAGAGCCTGCCGTGGGGGTTCCCGGTGCAATGATCAAGCCACTACCAGCAGGCACTCTGATCCCAGCACCACCCGGCTCAATAGAGCACTGTGGGAATACGCCGTTAGTTGGGCGTGACCATCCAGTAATAGACTCCTGCGCCGACTCACTCGCAAGCTCGGAGGATGTTTGTGAGATCAGTATAAACTTGATACCGTCGTAGTACGCGATGTAGTAGTTACCCGCTACAAGGTCATTCTCGGCAAGCTCGTTCTCATCTGATCCTACTACAGACCGCGCCCCACGCCCTGAGATATTGAGTGTTACGAGGCCTGTATTGTTACCTGGCTGGAACCATCCGACTATCATACCTGCCACATAGGAGGTTGGATTCCCGGTGGACCAGCCTGCCATAGTGCCGACAATATCATTCACCGCGCTGGAGGTGAGGTTGACACGTGTCGCACGACCATCCTGCAGCATCCCCAGCGACAGGTATTGGTTACGGAGCGCAGGATCTGCGACATTTGTATGATTAAACCCGTTCATCGGGAGGTTGTTGACAGGCTGCGTCTGCCCATCAGCAGCGATACTGCCTGTTAGTGCGGCTGCAATGTTGGACATGGTGGTATTCGCCCACTCAGACTCGATAATTGTGCCGGATACTACTGGGTTACCTTCGGGCAGGACGTAAGTGCCGTTACCATCTCTTGACATTTTAATATCCTTCTTGTGGCGCTAACATTGGCGCAGAGTATACATTCGATCCGCGCAGCGCGGCAGCCAGTGGAACACGATATTTTGGTTTTTCAGCGGCCTTAACCCCCAGCGCAGCAAGCGGAAGTCCGAAGTTAAGTGCTGGGCCAATACCCGCCATGTGCCCCAGTGCATAGAGTCCTGTTTGTACGCCAGACATTTTGGCAAAACCACCGGCCTCTTTCTGGAACTTAGGCACTGGCTCCAGTACTGGCGGGTGAACCATCTCCGGCGCACCTACAGGGTTCGGCTCGATTTTAAGCAGTTTTTGAACCTCCTCTACCTGCGGCATATCGCGTAGGGCTTTCACCAGCCGCACGCGCACCGGGTCGTCGGATGGAAGTCCTGACAACTTCTTGCGGACGGCATTGAGGTCTATACCACCACCGGGCTTCATATCCACCTCGCGGATATTCGAGCCTATGCGGTACTGCCTACGTAGTAAGTCAATTTCAGCCTTGTGCTCCTCGGGCACTGCAGCGGACAGTGTGTCATCCATCGCAGTCAGAGCGGCATCGTACCCGTCACGCTCAAGTCCTGACTTGCCACGTGCAGCCTTACTGACCTCGGAGCGGATTTTCTTGTATACAGTGCCCGACACCGTGCCCGTCACATCCGCAGAGTCAGCGAGGCGCGTAGCAATACCCTCCAGCTTCTTAGCGTCTTCTGGGGATAGCCCAGGTACTTTACTGGCTTTCGTCACAGCATCGTACATCTGGTTGGAGTCGAGTCTGAGTGGGTCAATAAGTGCACCATACTTAGCGCCGAGATCCTGGTGGAACTTCTGCATCTCAAGTTCGTCCTTGGGGGCACGTTCCCAGCCAGCAGCTTTTGCCAGTGCATCCTGCTCGTCAGCTACCTTAGTCTCACGTACTGCGTTGGCCTTGGCTACCCGCGCACGCTCTGCCGCCGTCGCACTTGCGTTGGCCTCCTCTGCCGCCATTTTAGCATCTTGCATCGCAACCTTATGCGTCTGCACTGCATTTTGAGCCTCCTTTTTATAGGCCTCTTTCTTGGCAGCGTTCTCGGTGATGATCTTCTCGGCTTCAATGTCGTGGAGCGCCCTGGCAGCCTTCTCCTTCTTGTTTTTAAGTGCTGCGTAGAAGAATGGGGTGTTTTCCAGCATCTTGTCAGCCATCTTCTGCACTGGCTTACTACGCACTGCAGCACCACCTACAGGGAGTGCTGCGTTCACTACTGCGCCAGTCGCCACGTTGGATGTTCTGGACTCACCGGGCGCTGTTGGTGTAATGGCACCATACCCACCACCAATGGCACCTTCCCCAAGGATCGCAGCCAGTAATTTCGTGTACTTCGGTGCTGCCTTAACGACACTGGTAACGCCTGCACCAGGTACTGCAGCAGTGGCAGCATCCACACCTAAAACACCGAGCCCACCCACAGGGTCATCGGAGATATATTTGTTCTGCGCACGTGCAACCCTCTCCTCCTCTTGGAGCTGGGCAGACTTCACAGGGTCAGATTCCACTATCTGCTTTAATGCACGCCACTTACCACTCAGGTCTGCACCTATCGCAGCGCCCATGCGCTCTGGGATGGATCGCTCCTCCTGCTGTTGTTTCAGCGCAAGGTCTACGTCCCTACGTTTTATATACGCAGGGTCATCCCCGGAGGACTTGGAGTTGAATGCAGCCCCCTCTACCTCAAGTTGGCGAGTGTGGTAGGCGCGTTGTGCAGCTTCCAGTGCGGCCTTGTCGCCGGACTCGTAGGCGGCACGTAAATTATCCTCAGCCTCCTGCATGGTAGGGGCTGGGTCAGGAGGTAAGTTAGCAGCTTCTACGTTTGTACGAGCCACCTTAATTTTACGCGCAATTGCCCGTGCAGCCTCCGCGTCACCCGCAGCGTCTGCACGTTTTAATGCTTCCAGTAGCTGCTTCTCGGTTGCCATACTTACTCCATAAGGTATTTATTTATCAGCGCGTCATCCTCGGAATCTACCGCGTCTTCCTCCGCTGGAGTCCCATACTGCCCGGTCTCCATTTTACGGTTTATAAGTTTTAACTGCTCAAGGTAGTTGGTCATGTTCTCACGGCTATCCCCTGCAGTTGCCTGCAGTGACTGCGCCAGCGCAATATCTGAGTTAGACGCTGGGTACAACTGTTTCACAGTATCGAACGACATTGCCGCGGACATACGGTCTACTTCCGCAGCTAGTGGGGACTTCTTGGACTTCGCGTACTGCGCCATTATCGCGCCACCAATACCTGGGTTATCCCCACCACCAGCTTTCATAGCTGCAGGGATAAACACTTGCTGGTCACGTGAGAATAGTTGCTCATCAGATGCTGGGTCAGCTAGTATTTGTCCAAGCCGAGTCTCGTAATCTTTCCACTTCTTGAGTGACTCTACCGGGTCAACTGCGCCCTTACCACGTGCACCGGCTTTTGGCTTAACTGCAGCCTGTTCTGCGGCTGCAATCTCCTCATCGGTGAAAGTACCTGGTTTTACCTTATTAAGCGCACGCATACCGGCTGCGGTGCGACCATACATCACTATGTCTTTGTTGGAGACTTCATTTTTTGAGCCACCGCCACCACTGCCGCCCGTAGCACGTGGTCTATTAGCCTCACGTTCTGCGGCTGCAATCTCCTCCTCGGAGAATGTGCCAGGGCGTACTTTATTAAGTGCACGCATACCCGCAGCATCACGCCCGTACTGCACAATCTGCGAGTCTCCAAGCCCTGAGCTCTTGGGGGAGATCAGTTTAAGCACATCCGGGTCAACTCCCGCGTCACTCAACGCCACCATTTTAGAGGGTGATAGGTCACCTGAGCTTATGGCATCCTGTACTGCGGCTCTCCGCGCACCCTGCGCCTCGGCCTCGGCTGCAGAAGCCTCTTGATCAAGTTTATTATTCCGATACTCGTCCATAGCATCATTAAAGATGCCAGCATAGTTGACGCGAGTAATAGGAACCCGCCCAGTATCAGCAGATATAACTGTGTCTGCTGGGCGATACCGACGCATCCGCGAATCCAGCCGATTCCGTAAAACCTGCGCGAGGCGACCTTTATCCTGTGCAACGCCGATATAATCATCCATACTCACACCGCATACATGTTTTTGGGTATTGTAGCACGGACACCCCTTGTAGGGGTGGTTGGGTACATGCTTGTAGGAACCTGCGCACGGACACCCCTTGTAGGGGTGGTTGGGTACATGCTTGTAGGAATAGCTGTGCCGCGTAATGCCTGTACGTATTTATTCATAATACCCCCTATCAGGTAAACCAGTCGCCCATCATCCCAGAGCTTGCATTGTAATTCGGATTTGTATTCGGATTTGCTGGCCTAGAATAGTAATCAGATGCAGCTTTTGTAACACCCTTGAACGCCTCACCCCAAGCCGCGTTACTCGCATTCTTGTTGGCCTGCGCACGATCCTGCGCAGAGTTGTATGCACTCATAATATCAGGGGCTCCAGCATTTCCGCTAGTAACACCAGAACTAGGATAGCGCCCATAAGTGCCCTGGTTCAATCCACCAAACCCCAGAGCACGGCTGAGTGGCATCCCATACTTCTCAAGATCCTGCCCATAATTCTGATTTTGCAGTGTTGCGCGGGTCGCAGTATTCGCTCTACGCTCCTGCCCAGACGCAAGCCACGCATCAAGACTAGCCTTGGTGCTAACATCACCCTGGCTGGTCATAAGATTTTTCATGGCGCGATCATACGCAGCCGTACCGGGCTGCAACCCTTGTTGACGTAGGCGAGTGTTGAACTTCTCCATGTCTGACTTTTGCTGGTCAGCAACACCAAACATTGCGCGTTCACGGAACTTATCCGCATACTCCTGCGCACTACCATCATCCTCCCACTTCACCTGCTCAGGGGCTACAAAATCACCCTGCGCAGCGGCCTTGGATGCCTGCTCCTGCTGCGCCTTCATTGCAGCATCCTGAGTCGCTTTCATCTCAGGGCGTAGTGTCTCTGTAACCTCCCAGCGAGCAGGTACCGCAGGTGCAGCCTCACGTGCTGGGCGAATCAGATTACCATTGCGGTCATACTTTGCAGGGCGTGCTTTGACTGCTGGAGTGCCCTTTATAAACCGGCGCTCTACCTTGCCCTGGTTTGAGATCAGGTCAGGATTGTTAAACTTGTTCTGTTTATCTATCGCCTCCTGCTCAAGTTTCGCTTGGTAGATAGCGGCACCTACGTCGTTACCACCGCCACCGCCACCGCCACCCATAGCACCCCCGAGTATGGAGCCTGCTGCACCTATTGCCGGACCAATCCAAGCCATTATGAATCCTCCTGTACCATAACTTCACGCCGGACTTGCAGCATTTCCAGTGCAATATCCCGACACTCAACAATACTTAACGCGCGGTGCTCCTTAGTGCCAGCGCCGGGATGGTGCTGGAACGACACAATCGACGCAAAATACATGTCAAACGCCACCTGCTCACTAGGTAAAATCATATTGCACCACCAACCTCAAAAGATAACTCGTATGCGACAAAGCTCGTAGGTACTACGGTTGTCAATTCTACTCGCACAGCAGCACAAAAACCCAACCCAACCACTGTGCTCCACATTCTGTATATGGTCGTAGTATCCCCCCAAATACCCTCATCCCACACTGCGCTATCCCAGTCAGAGGTGTCCTGTGGGGATAGTACAGGGGTGTTAAACGTGGCGGTGTCGCCCACATTAAAATCCAGTGCCAATGATACACGAACCGTCGGCTCAAGACTCGCCTGTATTATGGGGCGTACCAGCTTGTAATGCTTTAATGTTGTCAAATCCCCGAAATAGGAGAATGCAGTCAGGAAGCCACTGAGAATTGGTGAGCCACCTGTACCGTCGTAATTTACGTTATCCCGCGCAGGGTCTAATAAGTTGTGGGCGAAAACCTTACCGTCTACGGTTCCGAAGTAAGGTACGCCACCAAACACACCAATACAATTAGCAGAAAGATCGTATTCACCCCACGCCCCCGTCATAACATTCATAACATACTGCCTAGCGGGGCGGTCAGGACTTGCTGGCATTACCACCACTACCGCCTGTAGTAATGGGATGTTATGTATCTCCCAGTTAGGGATAAAATTACCAGAGTTGACAATGCGGGACAATGTTTTACTGATGTTTCGAGTCAGCGTGCTCTCATAGAGCGACTCACTGGCAACCCCGGACACAATCTTGGATATAGGGATAATCCCTGCCTTACATAATAGCAGACAGTCACCACCAAGGTCTGTGTACGCGACCTTGCCCACAGGCACAGATACAAAAAACACAGACACCAGACTGAAGGTGTCAACATTCTCAGGGTCGGTGCCTTGGTAAATAGCTATCTCACCTGCGCTGCTCCGCACAATCAAATTATCATCCATGCCCGAACCAGAATCATACGACCATGTTGCCAGCTCGTACAGGTACCCGCCGTGCCCAAAAACCCCGCCAAATAAAAACTCGGTTGCTGGGCCTGCTACAGAATCCGTCTCCAGGTACCATGCGCTCATGGTATTTTTCTGTACAAACCACAAACGACCCTTGAACGCAATTACGTCAATAAACGTCGTAGGGTCTACACCCTGTATCTCACCTATAGGGGGTGTCTGTGAGGGGGATCCGGTCTGGGTAAAACTCACCCACGCAGATCCGTCGTAAATAGCTGCCGGGTCTGTGCCGTTGACGACAATGAGGTAGTTACCACCTGTATTGGCGAACTGTGAGGTAGTTACAACCCCGTTCGTCAGTGGATGTACCAGCACAGGTGACGTGTACACCCCATTGACCTCACTGGGCTGTGAAATATCAAAAATACCGGCGCGAGTGGACGCAAAAAACTGCTGGCTACCATCTACCGCATTATAGGTAAACAGCCGCTCTACAGGCACGGCATTACCAGACCCATCCACAATACCGTGCGCCCATTTACGGGTGCCGGGGCGTGTCTGCATTGCGCCGTTACCGGGGAACATATTGTAGGAGCTTATTGCGTACCCCTCCGGCATGTTTGGCAGTGGATCAGTGTCGTTTATGCCGCGTGTAGGTGCGCCAGTACTTGTAATCTGGCATACTTTACGCTGCGCACCCCTAGCTAAAATGGTCATACATTCCAGTTCCCATCCAGAATGTTGCCCCAACCTATCAGGGTGGTGTCATACCCACCAGCCAAGTTTATTACTGGTGCGCCCTGCGTGGTTGCTTTCTCATTTTGCAGCAAGAAGTCAAACTCCCGCTGTAGAACAGTGGTGTCGAACCCCTTAGCAGCCCAAAACTTCAACTTTAACCCTGCAATCATCAGACGTTTATCAAAAATAACAATCCAATTTGGTGCAGGCACAGTATCCCGTAGATCATAAAAGTCGTCGGGGTTAGCTACCCAACCCTTAATGATGTAGTACAGTGCGAACTCCACACCCGCACCGGGCGTTGGGAACACCTCATACAAATCAGTGGCGATTCGATACTGAAAAAGTATACCGGCGCTAACAATCCCATACTGATCCCACGCCCATGTTTGCGGGGACGCGGGGCCAATAAGTGGGCGATTATCCGATACCGCCCACTGCGTCTGGTTTACCTGCCTACCAAAATCTGCAGGTAGCGAGAAGCTGCTACTATACGCATCACCCCAAAACGTCATGGTGCGCAGTGCAACCTGCCAGTCATGCGTCCGCATAAGCTCCTGCCCAAGTGCGTTGAGCAATCCTACCATCTGGTACCCAGTCGCGTCATTCGCTGCGGCATTGAGGTTTACAACCCCCATGCCCAGCTCCTGTAATGCGCTGTTGATTATCTCACTTGCGGTTGCGTATGCGGGCATAAACTCTCCTAAAATCCAGCCAAGAGGTGCAGTCGTGACTGGCTGGGCAATAACACCCCAAAACCTACTTCTTCGCCTTGGTTAAACTAGCTTCCAGGGCTGCTAATCTAGCCTTCAACTCCTCATTTTCTTTGTGTAATGCCTCAAATGGAGCTGCGTCGGATGCTTTTTTAATCCATTCTGCAGCGCGTCGTTTAAGGTCATACGTACCTGGAATGCGTGTGCATACTTGGTCATTGAGGTCTGCTAACTGCTCGACGGTACGTACACGCATGTACATCAATTCTTCACGTTGAGAAGCCGTAACCCACGGAATCTCAGTAAGTGGGGTGCCGCAAAGCTGGTCCATGTCACCCTGTTTGAACAATTCATACTGGCGGCTAAACCGGCGCTTATCTGGATCTTCCACAGGGCGGCGCACTATGTTGGTTGAGCACCCCGCTACAACAATCTCGACAAACTCAACATCATCAAAAATCGGCCTACCTGCCTCGGCAGTCTTGGCATCATTTTGTACCGGGTGGATATAGAATCGAACATACAGACCCTTAGTGTCATCTATGTTCTCGAAATCCCTAATATCATAATCAACTGCTTCTCTCATACATGCACCTCTTAGTTAGTGGTTCGGCTCGTCTCTTTGTGGGATGAGCTCGTTGTTGTAGCTGACTGGTTACGCTGGACATTTACCTGCCCAGACTCCCCAGCAGCAATGGTACTCCCTTCGCTATTCGTCGCCGACACCGTAGCGGTGCAGTCGATAAAGCACAAGGGGAGTGGATTCCCTGTAATTAGTGACCTTGGATCGTCGCATGGATCATCTACGGGCTGGCACCCTGCGAGAACAAAGATTATCAGGAGGGCGATTAGAACCCCCCGACAATACATGTGCAACTCGCAGCGACCAAACATTACGCGACGGCTGCGGATGCTGCAGTGGCAGACCCAAACACCGACTCACCAGTTACAATCGAGCGGTTGGAACGGTTTACAAAGCCAGTCTCTACAACCGCGCCTACTGCAACTGTGCCGGATGCTGTAACCGTCTTCTCTGCAAAGCCAGTATACACTGGGCCAACACCCGCATCACGTGCACCACCATTACCCATGTTAAGCAGCGGCTGTGCATTGTATGGGACAGTTGGCGCGATACCGTCGTCGTTCGCGGTAGACTTACCACCACCAATACAGGTCAGTATTGACGTAGTGGCAGCAGTTCCGTCTGGTAGAGTTACGCCTGGCGTGTAGTCATCGTTAAACCCTGCAGCCTTGATTGTAGCCGGTGCAGTTGGATCAAAAATCGGAGTGGTGCCGAACCCTATACCAGTGTTCAGCGCACCAGTAGACAGGTTGCTAGTGTCATTTGTCCATGTGTATTCATAAGCCGGACTTGTGCCATAGCTGGCGATTGTACGGGCATCAAATGGTGAGTTCTGCGGTCCTGAGAAGGGTGAGTAGTTCACTGCCGCACCGGATGCAGGTACGTCTACGTTAGCTATGGACTGTGCTGGTGCTTTTGCGTTTATCGCTGGCATAATTTACCCCTAAGGTGCTGGATATTGGTTGTCGGTGTTGTAGCCTGCTAGTAATGCTGTATTCTCGGTACCAAACCCCGCAACATTACCATCAAACACTGTAGCCGTTTGTATATTTGTAAATGTGAGGTCGGCGAAAGTAACCGTGCCCCCGGCGACAATATCCCCAAACCCTGATAAATCAGTCGTTTTGTGTTGTGGGATATAGTACTTTGTTGGGTCATCATCAAATGCAGCATCCCGGGATTGCCCGCCACCAAAAACACCCAACATCGGCTGGTACTTATCCAAGTTATTCTCCCAAGGGAACGTACCACTCCACCCAGTAACAGGGTCAGTCTTGCTACAGCCACCACCAATAAAACTCATGCAGGAGCCTGGGGTAATCGTGCTATTTGGGTCATTGGTGTACACCTGCCCAAGCGTATATATGTCAATTGCAGGCTGGTCCTCCGGGATATTAACCGGATCGCCGCGCACAATAGACATCTGATGCGCCAGCGTAATAGCACGATCATTCGGGCTCTTATAGAATATCCCAGACGCACCAAACCCAATGCCCGTACTGACAGCACCCTGCGCCAAGTCATCTGGGTTGTCGATGTACAACTTGTTGGTTGTGTCATTAGGTAGTTGCAGCGGGTTGAACGCCGGATTCGCTTTTTTGGCGATCAAATGCGCATTTTTTGCCCCTGTCAATGTGCAGGCAATAACTGGAGCAGCACTAGCGCCGTCAGTATATGGCGTTACCGCGTAACTAGGGGTGGTACTTAACGGCATATTTTGTACTGTCATGTCTACTCCATAAAAATAAGTGGGCCATCCGTGGCCCTAGCTAACTCAGGTATATCCAGCAATACGGCCTTGGAACTGTGCACCAGAACAAGTCAGCGCACCAGCCCAAGCCAGGATCTGAACTTCAGCGTCCTGGTTGATAGAGTAGCGTTTGTTTGGTGACAGGCTCACGAAGTTACGTGCGCTGTGTGGGCGGTAGTGCAGATACTTGGTGTTCAACATGAACGCAGTACCTGATGGGCAGAAGCCACCGATACCACCATCCAACACAACATCAGCATCCATGAACTTGACTGATGGGAAGCCCAGTGTTGCAGATCCGCTATCAGTGAAGCGTTGTTGTGCTTGCAAAGAAGCCATGTAACGCTGCCATGCCACAGAGTCAACCATGATCAAGTCAGGGCGATCCATACCACGCTGCAGAGAAGCCCACATAGCATTCCAGTCAGCCTGGATAGTATCGTTAGTGCCTGAACCGTTGTACTTGGAGCGCCAGAATGTCCATGTAGCACGGTCAATGCCGCCGTAGGTGCCTGTGTTTGGTGCAGTTGGTACTGCAGCATTTAGACCTACGATAGACTTACCGCCGTAAGCAGTACCATCAGAGTACAAGCCGCCAGTGATAAGGTTCTGCATTGTGCTCTCTGCAACGTCGATACGGGCAGACAACAAGTCGATCATCTGCTCAGGGCCAGCGTTCTGCAACAGCTCAAGGCCAGAAATGATAACCGGGCACGCAGCTTGTTTAATGTCGAACTGAGAAGCCGAGATTACATCCTGCGCGGCTACCGGCAACAGATCGTAACCAGAGTAGAAGCCGGCGTTGGCGTTTTCTGCGAAAGAGAGCTCTTCATAGATCAAACGACCACCAGAAAATGGGCGTGAACGACCACGTTCTTGCAGACGAGTCAACAATGCGTTGTTTTTTGTCCTTCTGTTTACGTCCCGGCTCTTTATCCGGGCACCTACAAGTTCGACCTTGTAGAGCAGACTATCTCATCGTCAGTTTCTGCGCTTGCTTGGTGGCGCTAATCTTAGCCCCGTGGCCTTTCGGCTTACCTAGCTGCGCCAATCTACGCTTCTCATTACTCTCAGCAGATGGGTGATACCCATTAGCCTTGCGAGTAGCTGCGGCTTTCTTCCCGTGACCTGGAGGTGGTTGAAAAGAGATCACAGCCTCATTCAACAACAAGCCAAGCCCCTCGTAGTGCTTCATCCACTTGAGTTCACACTCTCGCTTATGAATCACCGAAACATCTTCTGCTAGCACCTCCAGGGGTTTCATCTGGAAGGTGTCGGCATGAGAGTTCCAAGCCACTTGCAACTTTGTACCATGACGTCCGGCCTTCAATAAGCAGCGGTGTTCTCGCATCCGCTTCCCAATCCTGCCTTTCGTGCAACCTATATACACTTCACTGGTTGCTGTACAAAATAATCCGTAAATTGTCACCATTTCGGGGTCCCCCTCACTTGGTTGATACTAACGCCCCGCGCTCGTGGATATTGGGTTCCCCCTCTATCTAGTCGTTACACCTTCCAGCACCCTTGGGTATCCTTGCTGGCTTGGCTCGGTATTGGCAGATCCTGCTTTTTACCGACTTCACGGGGTTTTATAACGTCTACAATTAAACGTTGTCAGCAATTTTCTTGCTGCGCTTTTCAATGGTAGTAGCGATAATATCGCTGACTGAGGCGTTTGCGAATGCCATGTTTAAGTCCTCCAGTGGACAATGGGGTAAAAGGTTTCAGTACCTTCACTAGCTGGAGGGGTTTCCTCATCAAACGTGGGTAGCACGCCTTTTGTCGGAAGGCTATTGTGTAATATACCTATATCCGCGAGGGTGTCAACTACTTTTATTAAACTCTGCCCGACTTAGTTGGAAGTGCATTATCTATTACCTTTTTTAAGATTAAAGGCCGCTGGAACAACTTGCAAATTAAATGGAACATGAAGTCCAGATACGATCTTTCCTCTAAGTGGAATTATATGATCTACATGGTGCTTTATTCCGGTAATATCCGATCTCATAGCACACAATTCATACGCTTGTCTCATCATCCAGCAATCATCTTCTGTTAACCATGCTGGGGTTCTTTTTTCAATCGAAGCCCTGCGCTTTGCAACATCTCCCGATTTTCTTTTCCATTCATTTGAATAATCTTTCCAAACCCTTGACGATGCTCTGCTATTTTTAACAATTTCCAGTCTTCTCTCTGGATTGTTTTTTGCCCATATTTTTGTTCTTAACTTTAGACATGATTTGCATTCATGCCTATTAGCATAAAAATCAGTTTCTTTCTTCTCAATAAAACACTTCTTGCAGTTTCTTTTCATATATAAATCTACTTAAAATATGAATTAAATGTTTCTTTACTTAGTTGCATGTGCATCCCATCTGGCGTTGACCATTCACCACCCCAGTCAAATCCCGCCTTCTTGAAGCAGTCAACTACAGACTTCGGCATTGTGGGTGTGCGCCCCATGCGGTTCCAGGCAGCATTTATGTATGTGTAGAACCTCACACCGCTCACACTGCATCGGGCTCAAGCACCAGGTAACCTTGTGCGGGGTCGTCACCAAGCTCGATAGCACTGGTGGTATCCCAAAATATCCCTTGTGGGTACTCAGAGCAAAATGGGAATGTCAGTAACAATCTGCCGGATCCGAACGGGTCGCGCACAAGATCAATACCAACACCAGGCATCAGTGACAACCCTGCGTATACCTTACCCTTGTAGCTAAACGCCGCACTTACGTTGGTTATTGACATCATACTCTCCCACTTGACTTATTAAACGCCTTACGCAGTGTATCTGCGATACTATCCTCAGTGTCATCATCTACCGGCACATCCAATACGCCGCTGGACTTTACACTGCCTTTTGCAGCCTGCAACTGTCGGGCAGCTACTTTATCCTCTTTCTGCGGATTCGTCCTGGATACCAATATGTCTCGTATCTCAGGGTTTGACCAGACTGCCATATCATACGCGGCTTGTAGATCAGGTGCTACCCCCTTCTCTATTAAATCAGCCATCGCCTCTCGCACATCCGTAAAAAACTCGGCTGCAGCACCAAACTGCTCAACCTCAGCATTGACAACAGTAAGCTCCTGCTGCTCCCGCCATGCACGAATCTCGGCAAGCTCAGTGCGGATCTCGTCAGGGATTGCAGGCTGTACAGGTTTTAGCACCTCTGCGCCAAAGGTGTTATTGACCATATCCCGCAGGGGGATACCAAACTGGTCAGCCATGCTTAACAGTGTATCGAACTTGGTGGGCATATCAGCGGTGCGTAATGTCTTCTCAGCCTCCAAGAGCATCCCCACGTGATCCACGGGGTTAATGCCCAGGCTAACCACCTCATCAAAATATGGATGTAGATTATCCATCAGCGCCTTAGCGGGTGCGTAGGTGGTGTGTAGTTTACTCGCGCCGGTTGCCGCATTCTCCTCCCTGCGGATAATCTCTTTCTGCAGGTGCTCTGGGATCAGCCCCCAGTCTTCACGCGCTTTTGGTGTCCATGACGAGGGTGGGCGTTTATGGTCCCATGTCATCGGGGCAGCGTCATCATCCTTCTTAGGCTCTGCTGTCTCCTCTTTCGTAGGCTCTACCAACTCCTCTTTTACAGGTTCTACCGGCTCCTCTTTCACAGACTCTACCAGTTTACCTGTCTCTGTACGGGAGCTGATGATTTTCACACCCTCCAGCGGCACATCCTCACTGGGGTCGGCATCCAGCACTACGCCGGTATGCTCAGTAAATGCCTCTTTCATGTCCTCATACGTTGTGTTTTCAGTCTTCATAGCGCACCTCTGGTTTATATCCGTCACGGACTTGTATTGCAGCCTCCATAAGATCAGAGGCTACTTCTTTTTTAGTATCTACTTTCACAGGCTCTTTTTTGAATGTCCCGGCCTTAACTTGTTCGTCGGTATATCCGTCTGCCATACAAACGACGTTATTCCGCTTGTTGTGCTCCAGCATATCCTTGTGGTTGGCTATAATCGTACCATCCACGGTGGATTTGAAGGGCTCAAACTTACCCCGCATAAAACCATGTGGTACGGAGAATACCTTCTTAGCCATTTTAACACCGCACTCTGGGCAGTCCGGGGTATCAAGACACTCTGCCACACCCCGCAGGTATTCTGCCCTGACCTGGCACTCAGGGCACTGCGCTTCATAAACTGGAATACCCCACCCCCTGCGAAACCGCAAAATCACCATGCATTATTTTCAATCCTCCGCAGCGTCTTCCTTGGCATCTACCGCGATCTCCGTCTCGGCTACCTTACCTGCAAGTGCTATCTGCAGCTTCTCCTCGGCAAATCGTAACTGCATCTGCAGCAATGCCTCCTTATGTGTACGCTCAAGCTCCTGCATTTCCTGCTCGGCACGCGCCTTCTGCGCTTGTAGCAGTGCCTCACCCTCTATCTTACGCCGCTGCACCTCCGCATCCAGGTCTGCTTGCTGCTTCTCAAGCAACATGCGCTGCGCGGACTCCTCACGCTGTAACTCAGCCTCCAGTTGCATCTTCTCGTACTCCCGCTGAGACTCCTCCTGCGCGGCCTGTGCCTGCATCGCGAACTCACGCTCCTGCATCTGCATGTCGGCCTGTGCTTTTATCACCTCGGGCGGTGGTGGGGGTGGCTGTGGGTTCGCCTTGGCCTCTGCCTGCTTCCGCAACATACTATCCAGCTCTTTATCAATAGCACCCTCGATCTCTGCAGCGCCACGATACCCTGCGATAGTGAACTTGAGCATAGTCAGCAACAATGGGGCGATGTCAGGGTTAGTCTGCACCGTCGGGAGCATAGACTGCATGTACTGACTAATGTACCCGATCAACTCCATGCGCTGCCCTTTCTCCAGCGCCCAGTCGGACTGGGTGAGGCTGTCAGCCTGTATCGTCACGTTGTACTGCGCCAACAGGTCATTACGCAGCATCTCGACTGCGGCAGGTGCGTACTCTACGTCGTGTGGGTCCAGGTTACCTACGATAGCCTGCAGCTTCTGGGTGCTGTACAACTGCACCACCATCTCACCCATGATATTGAGTATTCCGGTAACAAACTCTGCGACATCCCGCTGATAACCGCCCATACGGACACTGGCAAACTGCGCCTTGATCTGCTGCGCTGCGGCTGTCTCATACTGATTACTACCACCCCGAATAATGTCTGCCATGCCGGAGACTTCAAACAGGATGCTTTTAACCGCCTCGTACTGCGCCTGTAACTGCTGGAGCACCGTCGCCACTTGCTCAATGGGGTACCACTGAATCGCGCCAGTAGCGCCACCCTTCTCCATGAACATCGCCCAGTTCTCCACCGGGATCAACTTATTCTCCTGCCCCTCCAGCATCCTGCCAATCTCGGGGCTGGATGCGTCATACAGGCCCGAGACTTTTATCGCAGTGATGATCATAGCAATACGGGCGTACAACACATCCAACTGGTTATATTGGTCCTGTGAAATGTGGTAGTCCGTGACCGGCAGGAACGCGGTAGTGTTCGCGTTAGCAATCAGCGGCTCGGGGCATGGGAAAAAGTCCTTGAGTTTGTACGGGTCATCTTTTACCTCAAGCGGCTCCTGCGCCCCGACGGACACCCAGAACACATTGCGCGACTTCTTGTCCCATATCTCATATACGAGGTATGTATTATCCGTGATCTGCTTAGGTGTCAGATTCGACTGTGAGTTTTTAGTAGCCTGCACTTGCGTCAGCGCAGCCTCACCCCACCTGGCAACAATCTCCTGCTTGGTCAGGTTCAGCTTACGCCCCACCCACGGCACACTGCGCCAGTCACGCGCTGGGCCGTAGATAAAATCCTCCCAGTACACCCGCTCTATGAATATCTGCTCGGTACCTGCCAGCGGTTCGCCCTGCTCGGTAGTCTCGATGTCAAACCGTACCCAGACCTGCCCGATCCCGGGAACCAGTCTGTCCAGTATCGCCCCACGTACTGCGGACTTGAAGTCATCAGCGCACTGAATCTCATAATCCAACCCGCGCTGCATGATGATAGACCCCACACGCGCTACGTCATTATCAACGTCACCCTTATGCAGTCTGGATACGTCGGCACGTGGGAGACTGTTGAACAGAGACTCCTTGAGCGTGTTGACGTTGGAGTAGAAAATGTTGGCGCGTTTGATGTTAGAGTCGCCGCCCAGCCCACCATCCCGCTTGTCCGCGTAACGCTCATAGACACGTTGCCCATGCTGCCATGCGGCCTCCAGGAACTTCTCAGCCTTCTGTATTCTCTTGTCCCAGATTGTCATATCCTAGTCGTCCTCATACGTTTCTCCCGTTCTTCAAACAGGGAAAATAGGTTCATGTGCGCATTAACCGGCGCAGACTGCGCTACCCTACCACGATTACCTGTGTTCAGCACGGATTTTGTGGTGGCAAGTGCCATCATCCTCGCAGCATCTGCTGGATTGCTGCAGTTGTGAACAATGGCACCATTCGCCAGCGAGAAGTGCGCCGCGTCAGGTACTGTCAGGCACCAAACGTCCTGCGTCTCGTCTAGCTTTCTGACGTGCGTTATGGACAACACTTTTGCAGTAGTCGCTGCAGTATTTATGCTGGTGCCCGTTCTTGCGAAGAATTGCGCTAAAAGTCTTACCGCACGCCCCACAAGCCCTATCCTCTCGCTTCCAGACAAGCCATGTTTTACTACGCTCTGCCTGTCGCTTATGCCACAGCCTGCCAGCCTCCGACCCGTGCCACTCTGCAGCCTTAGACCTGGCGTGGACGCTGAAGTGCTCCCCCCGACCCCCTTTAGTATCTCTCCAAGTCTGCTCCATATGGAGCTTCGCTGGGATGCACTCAAGGTTCTCGAGCTGATTATTGGCTGCGTTGGAGTCCCGATGGTGGATGTGGCAACCTGTGGGGATAGCCCCGAAAGCAGACTGCCACACGTCCCGATGCAGGAGCTTAGTAGCCGCGAAATAGGGTGTTTTACTGCGTCTACGGTAAAGTTTCCCATTAAAAAACTGCGTGATCTCGTCAAGGAAGATAGGATCGTTGTATTCGGGGCTAGGGACTCTGCAGATATCCACCCGCTCTCCGTCAAGAATGTATGATCCGGCGTGCATCTCACCGAATACCCGCCTGCGAACACCACCTCCGCAAGAGAGGCATTTCTCCTCGTCACACGAGGGTTCGTGTATTGTTTCCATCCGCATAGCGTCAGCACCTCACCTTGTTCTGGAAGGTTCATTATCTGACACGCCCCGTATCGTGTCAACACCTCGGTGTCGCCAGTAAAACACCAGTCATGCTTGGGCGCAGCACGGAACATCTGCGCCTTCTTGTCCCACTCACGCTGGTAAGTCTTCAACGCAGACACCCCCACCCGTACATCAGGGTTGGCAGTGTTAAAATACCAGTTAGGCAAGCTCTTACGTACCGCCTGGATACCGTCCTGCACCGACAGGCTAGGCACAATCTCCACCCGCATCCCTGCGGACATGAACTGCTCCCGCACCGACTTACCCGTCTGGAAGCTCTTGTTTTTAGCGTCGTGGGGTAAGTACGCGGTACCGTAGGCGTAGGGCTTGTCCCGTAAAACAGCCAGTACGTCATCCACAGAGAAGCCGGACACCGTGAAAAAGTCAATAATAGCAAGCTCTGTGCCGTTAGCCAGCGCATAGCCCTTATACAAGGACTGATGGATACCGATGGCAGCATTGACCGCAACGGCCAACGACGAAACAAAGTCCGTCGCAACACGGGTAAGGGCCACACAGGCCGCCGCTGCAATCGAAAAGAAGATTCTGAATGATCAATTAGCCCTGGAGCGTGAAAGACTGCGGTTACAAGACCAGGATATAGCCAACCGGGGCCGACTTGGTACTACCGAGGATCAGGAAAATGAACGAGCTGCAATTCTTATCAACATCAAACGTATTCAGGCCGACCTGATAAGTCAAACTGCTGAGTACAAAGGCGCGGTCACATCATTGAACAATGCCGAAATAGCACGATTGGCAGCGCTGGACGAAGCATACCAAAAAATATTGGGCGACCTCGACCAAAGATTGAACAAAGCATCTTCAGCCGGCTTAACTGGAGTTGAAAAACTGTTGGCGGAACGGGACGCTGCCATTGCTGAACTAACCGACTTCCAAGCTCAAATTGA